ATGAACTTACCACCACTCAACCCTCCGTTTTTAGCCGCATTGCATAGCTCTTTAACGGTGATAGCCTGATCAATCGTAATCGTAAACCCAGCGGGATGTACCTCATCATCAATAGTCGGACGAGTGTTATTAGGCCATACCGTTGCATCCGACCAGCTGCCTGTTTTAAGCGCATTAATAACTGCCATTTAAGCCCCGCTCAGTAAAAATTTTCAGCACTTTTTTCACCCAACCTAGTAACTCGCTTAGCGTCGATTGAGGTTTTATATCTAACACTTCTTGTGGCGCATCCATCGTCTTAGCTTTTTCAGTCATCACCTTGACCGCAGCGCCCCAGCGCACAAACCCCGGATTAGTATCCCAACCCGGATCAATACCAAGAGGTACTTTAATCGTTTGACCTGTGCGCGTATTTTTCCAATCCCGATAAGTGATTTTAGGACTAGTACTGCGGTAATCCGCATAGCTACTACCTACCAGAGCTGCCAGCAACCGCTGTGCCTCGCGATTATTAATCTGGCGCACGTAGCACTTACAACCCCAGCCGTTGGGCGGGAAGTGAGTTTCCCAAAACGGGTCATTCGCATGCACAATCATTCCTGCCCAGCCTTCGTGCTCGGCGCGATGCTCCAGACTAGGACCGAGCTGGTACAGTAAAAAAGGATGTGATTGCACGCGCTCCTGAATACGTTGCCACTGTGCAGCGGCACGGGCAGTGCGAATATTGGCATCATAGATTATCTTCAAACGTCGTGGACTACCTAGCTCCACCACATTACCTGTCACCGAATCAGTTGATTCGCCCCACCAACCCTTAGCCTGTAAAATCGGTATAAGCTGTTTTTGAAAGTGGCGAAAGGTTTGACCTGTCTTAAGATTCTCTACCAGTGCATCTTGAATATCTTTTAATATGTCATAGCCTGCTGATCGTGCCACCGTAAAGCTGGTGACATGCTCTTCACGCCACACCTCAGTCCAATGTTCAGTGGGCTTAAGTTTCTTACTAGCTAAAAACTCAATGGCTTCATTAGGCAGGGAAGGGTCAAGATTCGACATAGGCTTGCACTCGTGCTTTAAAGGAGGCTAATGCTAGCGCACTTACCAGCGCGTCTAAACCGCCCATCTGCCTTACTCGCTCCGCGACTGCCTCGCGCACCTCCACCTCAGACTCGCCTTGTAAATCACTTAAGCCCAGCTCATCGACTACCGACTCCATAATAGGCTGCCAATCCGACAACTCGGACTCGACAAAATCATCTACTGCGTCACGCGGGGCGGCTTGATTACGTGCCACACCTGAACAACCGCTACACTGACAACCCATAACATGAGCGCGATTATTGGCGCTTGCGAGGTTGGGTATAGGTACTTGTGCAGGCGCGACCAATACCTCATCTTTACCATCGGGATCAGGCAAGCCGAGCTTATCGCGCACCACCCCTTGCCCGACGCGCAATCCGAAGGGCACGAGCTTAGTAATAGCCTCGACCAACGCTTTGGTGTCCTCCTTCTCCGGCACAAAAAGCACAATGCGTGGGTAAACAGCCTGCACACCATAGTTCAAATTAACGAAGGGGATCACAAAATCACGAGTCAATGTATTGCTGATTTGCTTAGCATCCGCTCGTTTAATATCGTCGCGCACCTCATCCTGAGCCTTATCACTCCCCAGTTTGCCTGCAGTACCTTCGGTGCTAGCAACCTGCCCCAGTACTGCTTTGCTAATTCCTTTGTCTAAAAATTCTGCCAGGTCTTTAAATAGAATATGTCCCGCACTGCTATTAGAGCGCTCAATAAAACTCACCTCCATTGACTTGGGTATCATCGCAGCTGCGTCGGAGCCGAGATTAGCTAGGGCACGGCGTAGTGTAGCTTTATCTTCAGGACTTACACTTGAATCGTATTTACCCACGCGAATGGGCATGCCGAATAACTCCGAGAACGCCATCCAGTCACGCAAAGTAAACGACTTAAGCATATAAGCCGCCGCCGCAAGCCGTGCCATACCACGCCGCACAGGTATTCCGGTGCGTAGCCTCGGTACATGAGTAATAAATTTATACGGTGCGAGGGCTACACCATTAACTAAATCCGCCTCATCGCGCAACCGCAGCTCGTGTGCGTTTTGAGTGTGCCACTGAAAGTAACGTGGATCACGCCATGAAAATGACGCAGGCTCCCATACCTTGCCCGTGCGCCACACCACCTCGACAGTAGAGCGTCCTTTACCCAAACCATCCAATAGATCAGCTACTAAATCCCCAAACTCTGGGCGCTTGGTCTGATTACGCACAGCTTCAGCAATCTCTAGTGATTTACTATCATTACCTCCAGCCTCAACCGTAATCTCTAAACCCTCGACTGCAAGGCGGCGAGTAGAAAGTACTGAGCCATAATGTAGCTCACGTTCCTCCATTTCTTCAGCCAAGGTTAGGTAATCAAAATCCTGACCTGCGTTAGCATTCTGAATTAATGATGCAAGTACTTGGGGAGTAAGACTCCCAGCAATGCTATTTTGTATCCACGCCGGACGCACTCCGGTAAGTGTGCTAAATGCCACCTCATCTTCTAGCTCATCGCGCTTTATAGGATTACCGTACTGATCAACCAGTTTAACTTCTTTCACAATGCACCCCCACGCATACTGCTATAACCGTGCGTGGTAATAATGTCACGCCCAGCCCTATCATCATCTCGATTAACTTGACGCACATTAACCGACTCATACTCAAATACCCCTACCTCTTGACGGCTTGCAAAGTGCGCCATTGCAATAGCAATTGCACTATCGCCGTGCCGATTTTTATTACTACCTGTTTTGGTATCAGGTAAGCGTGGAATGCCTTTAATAACCTGCAAGGCTCGTAAATCGTCCAAGGTGTCGCGATCTTTTGGGATGATCAATTCATCATCTTCAAATGCCGCCTTGAGTGGTGGCATATTCTCCAAGTACCAGCCCTGTGTTAGCTGTACCGCCAGTACTTTGGAGCCATACTTATAAACAGCCTGCTCAGCCAAGTAGTTACCATTACCCCGCGCATCTAAAGCGGCTGCACCAAAACGCGGCAAGCGATCAGCGAGGTAATAAAAAATCTGCTCTTGGTTACGGTAGGGAACGTTACGCAGCTCCACTAAAAACGGGACAACCCGCCGGAGGCTTTGCATTAAGATGAGCGGGGCAAGCACGGTTAAATCTGTGGTGCGCCCAAAGTCTTCACCTAGAAAGTGCTGATCATTAGGATTTAATTTAGTAAGTAGCGGTTTTAAATACTCATCGCACCAATCTTCAATCTCAGTTTGACGCTGTACTTCTGAGCGAGCATTAAACTCTGCGCTACCTTCAAACCGCACCACTGGATAATCAGGATTCATGCGTGATTCGATTAGCGCACGAGAGAGATAAGCCCCGCCACCCGACTTAGGCACACAATAATATTCTTCTAGTGCATCTTCACGGGTAGCTGTATCGTTTAACAGGTTATTTTTCCACTCATCTTCAGCCGCCTGCGTCCAAACTTTACCCTGCACTTGACAGATGCGCTTATATAAGCCCTGCTCACAGGCATCATCTAGCGTAATACGGTGGACTTTGTAACGCTTTTTACCCGCCCGACTGTCGTTTATTAATTCATTAAACAGGTTTTCAACACCGTTATGCGTGCTGATGATGCGCACCTTAGCGCCCCACATAGTCATTGCCAGAGCAGCTTTTAGCACTTCAGCCAGTTTATCTTGATGCGCTCCCTCATCAATCGTAACATTACCCTGACGCCCGCGCATATTGGAAGGATTAGAACTCAGCGCCTGTATCTTTAGTCCGCTTGCAAAACGTATGGTAAAGATGAGTATATCTTTGTTTTCGTCCTGCAATACCTCCTGCTCAATAGCGCTTGCCGCTTTATTAAAGACCCGCGCCCACATAGCGCAAGCATCAATAAATTCGGCTGCCATATCCTTGTCACTACCAATGTAGTAGTGATTCCGCCCGCCCGCTGTTTTTTCAACACTAGCGACCAGTACTGCATCCGCTGCCTCAGCCCACGTCAATCCTACCCGACGGCTTTTCTCGCCAATTTTTAAATCAGATTGATCTGCTATCCAGTCTTTTTGATAGCTCAGCAAGACCTCATCGGGTAAGTATTTCTGTTGGCTCATGCGGCTATTCCTAAGATTTCACGCTTAATCTGCGCTACTGCGTCAGTACTTAAACCTGCTTTGGTGGCACTCTTAGCCGCAGTTTCCGCCGCCTCTGCTGCTGCTTGTTTACGTATCTCAGCCTCGCGTTTCTCATTTTCACTTGCTGCTCTCTCTAATCGCTCCACACCGTTCGCCAGATTTTTAATCATCTTAGCCAGCTCTGGCGCATCTTCAATTTCAATTTCTTTATCCTGAAGCTTAACCATTAGCTCAAAAATCAACGTGCGGATCATCTCATTAATCAAAACCCCCACCTGCCCAGCGGGTTGAGTACCCAGCTTTGCAATCCACATCTGACTCACTTCACGAGACTGTCGTAGCTTCTCACCCACTACTTGCATCTGCTGAGCGTAACGATTAATCGCGCTAGTGCTAATGCGGTAATCAACACCTAGGTCTTCTAATAATAAATTAATGCGCTCAGTAATCTCAGCTTGCGTCAAACTCTCGTCACGTAAGTACGCCTGTAAAGCACCACGTATAGAGTCTGGCAGCTTAGCAATAGAGGATTTACGAGCCATACATCACTCCGGCAATCGACGCGCCACACCGTGGGCAATCAGAGCATTGGCGACAATATCCGACCCGCGCACCGTTAGCTTCACCATCAGCACAGGCTCTGGTTGTAGCTCAACAAATCCCTGCTCAGCTAGCCACGCTAGTTCTGTGCGCAACTTATCTTCAGACACCACACGTCCGACAGCACTTAAACCCGCCTTAATAATAGGAGCCGGGGCGGCAAAGTCAGGATCAGCATCTAGTAGTTCCAATACCTCACGACGCAAATCTGCATCGACAATAGCTTGATAAGTGCGTGTCATTGTTTACGCTCCAATAAGTACTCATGAATCATGCGCATAGTCTCTGACCGCGCTTTGCTTTCACCCAATAACTGATCTAGCTTTTCAGACTGCTTTTTAATATCGCCGCTCAACTGCTTTAAATCCTCATGAGTCGGCATTGTGCTTACTCGTGACTCTAGCTTTGTGAGTCGGTCGCTGTGACCGTCCAAGCGGCTATCCACGCTAGTCTCAAACTGACTAATGCGAGTGTTGATCGTTTTATCTTTAGAGTTGAGGTGTACTACCAGCCCTACGATTGCCGTAAATACAATATTGGCCATCCCCACCCATTCTTTAATGACTGCTAGATCAAACATATACACACCCCAGTTGCTCATGGGCAGTTTGACAACCTACGCAGCGCGATGCTTTCACTACCGCCAGTCGAGCCAGCGGTATTTCAGCGCCACAATCTATGCACTCCTCAGTACTCACCACTGATTGCTCTTGCTGCACACGCCACAGCGCGGCAGCTCGTTGCCGTTCCTCTAGCTCGCACGCCTGATCTACTAAATCCATAGCTCACCTTTATTTTTTGTCGTTATTGGTCTCATTCGCTTCAGCGGCACTCACGCCAAAGCTTTCTTTAATAGCGGCAATATGTCGCGCATGTTCGCGCTGCAATACGTCTAGTGTCGCTTTGTATTGGCGCTCAGCACTTTCGAGCTGCTTAGCCATGACCTGCGTCATCATTTCGCTTAAATTCATTTTTTCACCGGAGGAAGGTTGCTAAAGAAGATGCGTAATAAAATCGTGACCCCGCCTGAGATGTAAACCATTAACTCCGCTACGGTTGCCCGCTGCTCAGGCGTTAAATCGACCAGCGTGAACACACCGCCCCCTGTAACCAAAGTGATTAAATTAACCCAGAAAATTTTGGACGTGAGCGCCCTCAACCACCACGGGTCACGGGTCTGAACCAAGGGTGCGGGCGCAGGTAAAGGCGCTGGATTAGGCACAGGGCGAGTACGGTGTTGAACGGGTGGACTCCACGAACTAGGAGGTAAAGGAGCGGGGCGCTCTTGGTCAGTCACCCATTGATTGATAGGGGTATAGTCAATACTCAGCTCAGGGTTTTGAATAGGAATAGGAGCGGGTTTATCAGACTCATTAGCAATAACTAGCGCGTTATGAAATTGCTGAGCATAGTTAGCAATAAGCTGGGCTTTATCTGTACCATTAACTATACGCCGCGCATTAATCCAGTCTGCGTCACCGTGCAGTGGAAAGCAATCATCCAGCGACTTACCTGTAAATAACCCGCTCACCATGCCGTCTACTAATACATTGGCAGATATAACAGGCTCAATCACTAAGTCGGGATTTGTTACTAGATCAATGTTATAGCGATCACCAAAGAGCTGATAATTGCGCTTGCCCGTGAGTTGTACAAACCCTCTACCTCGGTACTTATAGCCGTCACCCGCTTGGTTATTGCCTAGCTCAGCGGCTTTCTTGGGATTGCCTTTAATGTCATAACGTAAAAAATATTCACGATTACCCTTTTCGTGAACAGGTAGCATAGTACCGCTTGTCTCATGAAATACAGTAGCCAATACATAGGCAATCCAGCGTGAGTCACTAACACCAAACTCTCGCAAGGCACGGAGTACGTGTTCAATATTATCAACTTGAGCTTGTGTCAGACCGTTAGGAAAAAAGATAGCGCGGATTTGGTCGTAGAATTTTTTAGCATTCATGGCGATTACTGCATTTTAACTGTGCAGTAATCATCATATAAACAGGGGTTAAGTAGGGTTTATGA